GTACACTGGCGTTTAGGGCCAAGAGGACCACCGCTCATATATCCACCATGTATAATCAAAGTTGCACACCGGTCAACAAGTAAATCAGCAAACTTTTCAATGTCATTTTCCCACAGCACATACGGGTCTTTACGACCATAATGCAAACTTGTCTTCTGCATTCCAGCTTCTAATGCAAGCGCTTCAATATTCTTATTCATAATGTTTAGAAAGGAATGCAATCATCGCTATCACATAGGTACTCTTGGTACCCACCCATGTATCTTACATTTTCAGTAGTGCCACAAACATGACACTTTGGCTTCAATGGCAGATAAGGTCCATCCTCAGTCCAGAAGTTCTTTACTATACTAGAACCTACGTCTTCACCTTCTTCTGCTATATCGGCAATTCGAGCACATTTTTCAGCAATCTTTTCCGCAAACACCTGAAGCGCTGCTGGAGTAAAGACATACGTCACACCCAAACGATCTTCAACTTGTCTGCGATTAGCCCACACATTCGCAAGTGATTTAACTTCTTCGTTCATTTTACTTCCTTTACACATGCAATTTTATTCGGCCCATAGAGCATTACAAAATTACCAACACCAATAGTTCCTAAAAATGCTAGCACTAAGGTCAAGCCACCAATCCAAGCCAAAGTTGTTTTCATTTACCACGACCTTTCAAGATAATGACTTCGCGTTTTATACCGTTATCAGTCGCTAAAGCGCAAAGAAATACAGCAACTATGAAAATATTCACTATTGGAATTATTGACACAATTGCTATATAGACAAAGTCACTGAACTTCAGATCATCCCCCGCATACCAGTTTATCGCTATCAAAAGTGCAAGACACACCACACTGCAAATTAAAAATTCCATCATTGCATCACCTCATCAATTCTTTTAACACGTTCTTTATTCATTGCATATCCTAAAGCAATACCTTCTAGTCCAGTAAACATCAGTTCGTCGGACTTAACAGAATGGGCAGCTTCATAGATAGAAGTCAGTTCGCCAACTCCTACTTTTGAACCTAACACTACCCTACCTAGGATTAGTAGGTTAACCAGATTAGCTAGTGTCTTCGAAGGCTTAGAGGCAGAGCCAATGTTCTTCAAAAAGATCATCATATCCAAACCAGTCTTTTCAGTTGGCAAATTTCTAACTGCTTGCATTGCTGTATGCAGTTTCATCATCTCAACTGTAGTTCCTTTGATTTCATTCTGGAACTCTGCAGCTGCAGCAACAAATGCTGTCAATCTAAAATCTGGCAATGAACGAGAAGCTAGCATTGCTAGCTCTTCAATGCGAGCCAGTTCTTCGATAGTCATTCTTTCGCCAAACAAATCCTTGAAGAACTTTACTTCAGTGATAGCGTAAAAGTTCCACAGAGCTGCAAAGAACCGATCTGGTCTTTCGCAAGTGCGAAACATCTTATCCATTTCAGCCCAAAAACGTTCTTCGGATAGGGCATCCATTTCGCCAGAAGCAACCACCTTTTGCGCCATCAAAGTTGTCTCATCAGCAACCCGGAAGTCTTCAAAGCGAGCATAGAACCGAGCTAGACGAACTACACGCAGTGGGTCTTCAGCAAAAGCATCAGACGTATGGCGCAGAATCTTGTGCTTCAGATCACGTTGTCCACGGAATGGATCAACGATCTCTCCAGTTTCCAGGTCCTTAGCCATTGCGTTGATCGTCAGATCGCGTCTAGCCAGATCTTCTGTCAGGGTAACTTCCTTGTCGAATTCTACAGTGAAAGCCGTATGGCCTACTCCACTCTTCTTTTCCTTACGGGCGAGAGCGTATTCGTCCCCGGTAGTAGGGTGTAGAAAGACAGGGAAAAAAGCTCCAGCTGGTTTAAATCCAACATCCAGCATTTCTTGTTCAGTGGAACCCACCACAACATAATCCATGTCGCTGACAAGCAGATCCAGTAATTTATCGCGGACTGCTCCGCCTACAGCGTAAACTTTCATTTCATCTTCCTTGCTATCAAGACCATTTCTTTTGAAGAAATCTGAATTGCTCCAGCACTCTTCACTTGTGCAATCTGTTCAGAAGTAATATCATAGTGTGGGCATGAACGAGTATTATGAAAGAAATGTTTCTTAATCCCAGTCTCAGCAGCAAATCTATGAAGGTCTTCTAAAGACACATCAGACATCATATGAGAATAACTTTTGCGTCCATTCTCAGACTTCTTCCAAATTGGCAAGTCAATAAAAATCGTCATTACTCTTCCCAGATGCTCATCACATCTTCATCAATTTCAGCGATCATCGCAGTGATGTCGTTCGTATACCATTGACCCACATCACTACCACTAAGAGCTTTTTCAATCTCTTCACGAGCAGTACTCAAAGCATGCTTTGCCCGTTCCAAATGATGGATTTTCATCCGTTGTTCTTTGGTGAGCTGAGTAGTTGCAGCAGTCATGTGAAACCTTTATTCGTTAGATAGGTTATTATACACTGCAACCTGGTAAAAGTAAACAGTTATTTTCCATTAACCCATCTATTCAAACCAACAGTTTTCTTAATAACCCGTGCAAATGCTAATTTGAAGTCTTTTGTTTCACACGAACTCTTAGAGCTCATCATGTAGTGTGGTGAAAATGACCAAGTGCCATCCTCTCCTTCATAAAACTTCCCACTTAATTTGTCATCTTTGTCATACAATGCACCAAAAGACCCAGTATAAAATGCAACAGCCGCATTGCCATAATACCATGATGTGGCTATCAAGCCGCCATTACCCTGGTCTTCAAAGAACCCGTATCTTGTTTCTTTATGCTCAAACCCAGTCTCAGGTTTTCCCCAAGTTTTCTCTTTAACTGAAAATGGTTCAGTCCTTGATCGATCAAGTTTCATGATATACTTTCTGCAATTTATAGAAGTATTATACACTGCAACCTGGTAAAAGTAAACTAAGTTTGCAAGTATTTTGCGACTTTTTTCACTTTCTTTTCACCAGCTTTAGAAATGTTTTCTAAATTCAGCCCGTGATTGAAACCCAGTTCTGTTTCTGTCAGCAGCTTTACCATGCCCATAACATCCCCAATCTCAGTAATCAGATGTTCAATGTTCTGAACTTTCTTCTTATCTGCTGGGTTGAAGTTGTGAAGTCCGAATCTCTTAATCTTGGAAACTGCCTGAATAACTTCAGCGCATTCTTCCTGAAGGATTTCAAGATATTCGATTGTTCGAGGGGTTAGTTGCCCGTCAAGAATATTACTCATATGATGCCTGCTGAAATTAAATGTAGTTGAAGAACAATCACAAGTGCATAAGCAATTGCATGACTCTTCTTGAATGAATATCCACTCTCGTCCTTCGCATAAAGGATACGTCGAGTAGCATCTCGTTGTGAGTGATAAAGCTTTACCAACTGCTTCTTGCCCGGTCTAATAAGAGCTAACACATCAGCCAATTCTTCAATACACTTCGGCTTTACTGCTGTTAGAATATCACCATGCTTTGCAAGTTGAAACAACTTTACTTGCTCTGAGGGTATCAGCAATAACCCCCAATCTGGTTCTTCTTCAAGGAGAGCATCAATCTCTTCCCGTGTTTCAAAGTAATCATAAACACCAAGGTGCAAAAAATCGATCTTCATGTATCCCAATTCTTCTGCATCACCATAAGGAACTGCAGAGAGTTTAGTGATTTGATCTATTGGAATATTCTGAGGATAGTACCCGCAAGGATGAGGACCTAGCTCTCCATTCTTTACAATGCTTGCTCTAGTCCAAGGAAACAAAGTCCCTGGCTTAAAGCTAGTAGGTGTATCGATATCGACGTCCATTACAATCCAATTTCAGTTGCGATTTCTTTTATCTCATTGACTGCTGCTTTATTAGCTGCGAATTTTTTCGCCCAATATTCTGAGTTTATAATTCCATCCAATGCAGCATGCTCACCTTTATCAAATGCCCGTAAGATAGGCGTAAATCCTGGAGCACAAAATAACAACCAAGGTGTCAATCGTTTCTGTCTAACAAGGATAATGATTCGCTGTGGACCAAGGTGAGATAAAACTTTTGTAATATCGGGTGCACCTTCACTTGTAAGGACTCCTTCTTTTTCGCAAATGTCAAACAGGTAGTTGATAGAATCTTGAACCTCGATAATTGGATCGCTATCCTTATCATCCCATTTCAAGTAGATAGAATAAGCTTCCGCTCTACACCATAGAGTTGGATCAACATCTCCGGCAATCATTAGCTCCATATACTTCTCTGGCTTACCAATGTTTGCATCAATAACCATTTGCGCGAACTTTACAAAAGTTTTGAAGAACTTTGACTCAAGGAATGTAGCAGAAGTCTGTGCAGACCGGCGATTCATTTTCATCCAGGTATTATAATACCCAAATGCTGCTTGTCCAGTAGGGCTTATAAGTTCCTGAACACGTCGCTTCTGTTCGCAATGATGTCGCATGTAAACTAATTCACTCAACATCTTGCGCTTGCAGTATTCGCAATACCAATTTGCATTCTTTCCTAAGGATACTTCTGCATCCTCAAGTGGAATACGTCGAGCAGCTATCTGCTCCTTATCAAGTAGAACTGCTTCTGTCATTTTTGTAGATGTCCGCTGGTATGACTTCAATTTCCATCCCTTCCCAGACTATACCTGGTTTTGTTGGTTCTCCGAGTGATCGGAAGAAGTCGATAAAGTCTGCAATGTAAGCCTCATCGATGAATGGTCTATTTACTGTTGCCCAGACCCCCACAACAAGCTCTCCATAATCTTTATTGAGAATCCTAGGAGTTTCTTTATAAGTATTCAATCCTAGCTCAGCGACTTTTTCTTTGAACAATTTGAATCGATTATCATCATTTTCAGAACGTTCTGATCTCCATTGTTCGATACCGCGCAAGCCAGTGCGATGTTCTTCGTATGGATATTTCTCTCTTGCAATTTCCCATGCATCATCTTCAACCTGTGCATATGCTTTATACTCGGCAGTAACCATAGCACAAGCGAAATAGCGCTTCAATTTAGTGTGGAAGAAACGAAAGTCAACCCATACCCAAGGACGTTCAGGGTCCCATACATGGTTACAATAGGCTTGACCATTTGCAATAACGCATTCAGGATATTCCGTCATTAAGCCTGTAACTCTGCGCCAAGTAGACTTACGCTCAGTGCGAGTGCTATCATGGTGCTTTGCTGATTTATATCTGTAAGTCATTCTTTGAATTCCTTCTTTTTGCCATAAATAAATCTAATAAAGGAAATTTTATGAACAGATTTTACGTGTATATCTACAGACATCCGGTGACGCTGCAGCCATTTTATGTTGGTAAAGGGACAGGAGGACGATCAACCTGGCATCTAAAACAACACAACAGATATAACTGTCATTTTCATTATACCATAAACAAGATAGAACAAGAACTGGGGGTGTCTCCGGTTGTTGAAATATTTAAATCAGATTTGTCCGAAGATGAGTCATATGAACTTGAAATAGAACTGATAAAGAAATATGGCAGAATTTATTATGATGCAAACGGTATTTTAACTAACGTTGACTCTGGAGGGAATGGGCCAACACTATCATCTAGAATAAAGATAAGTGAATCTCTGACTAATAAAAATTTCTCCGAGCAGCATTGCCAAAATCTTAGCGCAGCACGTAAAAAACAAATACCACCTAAAGCTAAAATGTGGAAAATTCAATCTCCCAGCGGTCAAATATTTAATGTGTTAAATTTAAAACAGTTCTGCATAGAATCTAACTTGGTGTACGAAGATGTTAAAAATAACCTTAAGGGAAATAAACCTATAGGTAGAGGCAATGCGTCTGGGTGGAGATGCCTGGCAGCTATTCCTTACAAGCTTTATACTCCTGTTTAAGTAATTTAATTTCATCAGCTTGCCAGCCAAGTTCATCTGCCATCTGCATAATCTCTGCTTCACATGGGAACGGATTCATGAGATTGACTTCACGAGCAGACATTTCAAAATACTCTTGAACAACTTTACGAGAGTTGTTATTCTTCTTATTAGATTTTACACCAATCCATTGGTATCGTTTACTTGTTTTTGAAGATGCTACCTGCATTAGTTGCATCAAGAGATGCGGATGCTTTCCTAATGTGAAGACATACTTATTTACAAACTCGTTAAGCAAGATAATCTGCCGCTCATCTGATGTTCCAGATAACCACCTCATGACGATAAGAGGCGCGAACCCTTTCTTCTCATCATCACTTAACTTGGAATAGATGTCACCACTCTTTACAGAGTTAATCTTTCCAAGGAGATCAAAAATATCTAGCTTGTATGTTGCCATTACAGTTTACTTAGTTCAACAAAGAGTGCCGCAATATTGAGTTCAGTGTCTGAGCTTTGAATATGACCACGCATATAACTTGCAATCGTTACGATTGCTGCTTCTTGGTCCTTAACCTTCATCTTACTAATATTCTGATATAGAAAGGTGAACACATCTTCATGTTCTTCTCGAGTAGCAGTTTCGCAAACAAGTTTACGAGCTTTCTTGAAGTCACCAGAAGTAATAGAATCCAAGAGACCAAATTTCCAATCACCTTCAGTTGCAGCATTAGTTGGACTTAGGAGCTTACCACTTTGGGTATTCTGCTGAAGCAGTTGAATTGTCTTTCTTATGTCTGGGTATCCGACGTCGATGTAAGTTAGCAAATCTTCTGCATCATAGTCAACCTTTTCCTTATCAAGGATTTCAACCATGCGTCCAGCAATGTTATCCTTATCAGGAGCTTTGAAATAGAATTGCTGAAAGCGGGATTTAAGTGGAGGGATAACCTTGTTCTCATAGTTGCATGTTGCGATAAAGCGGCATGAACTGGAAGTATCTTCAATTAAGCCGCGAAGCAAAGCTTGACCGTCGAGCGAGAGGTAATCAAACTCTTCAAGTTGAACAATCTTAAACTTGCCAAGAGGCATTGTCCATGCAAAGTTGGTAACCTTAGAACGAAGTGCATCAATCTTTTCGTCAGAGCAATTTACTCGAAGAACATCAGAGCGATCAATGCCCAAATCATTCAATAGAGCTTTCGAGATAGTCGTCTTGCCTGTTCCTTGAATACCAGATAACAATAGACTAGGAATGTCTCCATCCTTTACAAAGTTTTCAAATGCTGTTTGCTGACGTGCATCCTGAAAGATAACGTCAGAGATTGTTTTAGGACGGTATTTTTCAACCCAAATAGAAGGCTTCATTTATTCTCCACAAATAACAAGAGGTGTCATAGGCTATTATACCATATGACACCTCTAAAGAGAACTTGAATCAGATTAAAATGGACCGCCTACAGTTACTGCTGCTCCAGGGTCTGTGTATGTCTTGCGAAGAACCTGCAGATTTCTTCTTGGATCTAAATCTGCTTCTATATCAGATATAGTTCCGATATCTTCCAAGGATGAACGATACACCTTTGGTTCAGGATGCTTGATGAGTTGATCAAGTTTTATAACCTCACGTACTTCCTCAGGTGGAGCTTCTATGGTGGGCTCAACAACTGGTTCTTCTGCTACTGGTTCTGCTACTGGTAGCTCAGGCTCAGAAAAAGTTGGTTCTTCTTCCGGCACATACTCAGTTGTTGTAGTCCAAGATGTAATAGCTTGAGTAGGACTAGGAATAAAATATGGGTTAGGTCGTACAATGGCTTCACTAGCAGGTACAACGTGCGGAGTATCTTCATCTATTTTAGGCAATTCTGGAATAGGTGGAACATAATGATCAACCTTCTCACCACCTTCGTCAGTCTTCACATAAGGCAATTCAATTTCATTTACCGTCTCTTCTGATTTTTCATCCTTCTCTTCAATCAAGAAATTACCAGCTAATAAAAGTGCAATAGCAAGCGGGTCAAATACGAAGATGATAATCAAGATCACCCACTTCACAGCATGTTCAGGTGTTGTTCCAAATGCTTCTGCAATGTAGATGATAGGGCCAACCTCTACATTTTGGTGGAGAGTTGCAATCTTCAGAGTAGGGAGTTGTTTATCGATTTCAACTAAGCGAGTATTAATGCGCTCAACTTCAGGTCCAAACTGCTTAATAAGTGCAGTACGACCACGCACCATATTATCGGGAAGCTTAGCAACTTGAGCGTCAATTTCTTCCTTACGCTTTTGTAACCTACCTTGCTCGTCAGTGAGCGAAGAAATAAGAACACCTGATTCATTTGTATTCGCAATAGCTTTTTGGAACTGTGCTGATAGATATCCGAAAGCACCTGCTGAAGTAATGCCCATTAGAACGATTGCCGCAATCGTCATGTAAGTCTTCATCAATAGGTTTACTTTCTTCCAATACTTATAGAGAAAGGATACTGACACGACCTTTCCAACGTCTAGTGCTATAGCTAAGACAATAATAACGGGGTTAGCTGCAAATAAAGAAGATAGACCAACTACTGAAACGTACGTTCCTATACCCTCAATTAAAAAAGCAGATAATAGAACTAGAATCGCAAAGAACATTTTTATCCTTTAGTAAGCGAAGGTAACACTTTCATCTTCACCGATAGCAATTACTTTTGTATCGTCAGATTTCCAATATGACTTACCTTCAAATTTCATTTCAAGTGTCCATTGTAAAGATTCTATCAAAACAATATCACCAACATTAACATCAACTACTTTTTCTCCAATAGCTATAACTCTTCCCCAACGTGCCTGAGTTGCTTGTGTACTCAAATCTTGATTCGTGAGAATAATTTTCCCACTATTTCTATCTACAAATTTACCACCATATGTTGTAGCAAAAAACTCAAACAAAAATGCATTCTTCAATGGACGAAGTGCCATAATTTATTCTCCGGAT